AACCCGTTCAGCGGGGCCAGTTCGCCGGGGTCAGCGTTGGTCACCTCATCCAGCAGGATCACGGTCGATGGGTGCGTGAAGGCGGCAAGGAAATCACCACGCTTGAACACGGTCTGACCATTCTCAAGACCCACCGCACCGATGTAATCCTCGGCACTGGTGTACTTGTGGAAGTTGATGCGTTTAAACGCACGGCCTGTCATGGCGGCAAACTGACGGGCGGTCTCGGATTTGCCAGTGCCCTTTGGCCCACCAAACCAGACGTTCTCGCCCAAGTCCTGAGACAGGATCAGGTGCTGGAGAATGTCGGCAGTCCAGATGAAGCAGGGGTCAATTGCCGGGGCGGTTGGGTCATTCCAGATGTCCACCTTGAGCGGGTCACCCTTGCGATCCAGCACCTCCACACCGAAGACCTCCAAGCAGGGCTTGGTGTCCACCACATGGACAGAGGACAGGTCTGCGATCACAGACTGAGCACCAGCGGCCTCGACTGCCTTTTTGAAAGGGGCGAAGGCATCAGTTACAACCTTCCTAACAGCCTCTTGGACACATCGGTCATCAATCTTGGTCTCGCCAACCTTTTTGGCGATGGCCCGAATCTCGGTGCGCAGGGTGTCATCATCCTGAATCCGGGCGTTGCGATCATCTGCCAACTCATCAGACAGCTTTTGCTGAAGCTTGGTAACGGCCTCGATGGCTTTGAGGGCGGCGGCTTCAGCACGGTTTGCAACAGACCCCACGGCATCCACGGCGGTGCTGTCCACAGTGATGGTCTGCGCCGGGGGGATGGGCAGAGCGGCCTTGATGTCGGCAAGGGTGATGTTGTTGGCTTGCACACAACCAGCCAAAAAGTCAGCGGCTTTGCTTTTCTGCTCGGCGGGTGTACCAGTCAGCACACCAGTGCCCCGAAGGGCATAGGCTCCCAGCACCACGTTGATGGGAAGCTTGAGGATTTCGATCTTGATTTGCAGGGCGTTCATGTCAGGTCTCCGTTTAAACAAGGTTGAGGGTGTCGGAATCAACAGGGCAAGAGGGAAGGCCGAGAGCGGCCCACTTTGAAGTGAGGCGCACGGTGTACCCGCAGGACGGGCACACGGCCTTGAGCATCCGAGTGGTCTGCACCTTCTTGGTGTTCATGGTCAGGGCGGCATGAGGGTACGGGCCAAGCGAGTCCACGATTGCCCCGAAGGTGGGGATGAATGAGGCGGCAGGGCCAGTGGCCTTCCAACCCTTGGGGCCAGCAGAGGGCTCAAGGTGCATCTTCCGGGCGATGCTCTGGAAGTTCACGCCGTGGTTCATTGCCCCGGCAGTGGCATGGCACAACTCATGCACCAGCACATCGAACACCCGCAGAGGGTCATCCAGCACAGGGCTGATCAAGACCTCGAAGGTTGCATCAGCAGAGGCAGTGTCTGCCCAGCACTCACCGATGGCCCCACTGCGTTTGGCGTTGGACGGGAAGCCGCACGAAACACGAACGTTCGTTGGCAGAGGTGAGCACACCGCATCAAAGAAGGGGCGGAGTTCACTCACGGCGGCTGAGAGCCAGTCTTCACGGTTGTTGATTGTCATATCGTTTCTCCAATGATAGTGATTGTACAGTGTTTAAATGGAAGGGGTCAATAGTTGCGGCTGGTATGGATTCGGGCCACATACTCACGGGCTGAGACCCTGCGCACAATGGCGTGGTAAGAGACGCACCCACAACAGTCGTACTCATGGCGGCAACCACTGCGAGACAGGGTGCTGGCGATGGCGTTGGACAGGTCTGTCTTGCGGTGTGATGACGGGGCAATCACCCGCTGGGTGAAGGTGTCGGTGTCATCAGTGCTGGCAACCAGTTTGAGGGGCAGGATTTTGGCGCTGACGGCGTGATCCCAGTCATCCTCATGCGACCAGCCCAAGGTGAACTTGTGGGTGAGACGGTAGTAAAGATCGATGCTATGCATGGTGTTTCCTTTCGGTGTTTAAACGGATTGCACTCCAATGCCCGGCAGGGCATCAGGCTGAAATCAGGCAACGTTCAGGATGTCTCGGATGGTCACGCCCGTGGCGGTCTTGACGATGGTTTCGGGCCACTCGCCAAGGGGCAGGGCGGTCAACTTGTCCAGCATCAGATCGATGTTGTCTTGAGAGCGCAGGACACGGGCCACGCACTGGGCTTGCTGGTGGGTGACCATTGCACGGGTGAGCACCTCGAAGTTGGTGCTGGATGGGTTCTTGTTGAACTCACGCTGGGCTGTCTTGAGGGCAGACAGGGCGAAGGACTGAACGTAGGGCAGGGTGATTTGCATGATGCGTCTCGGGTTAGTTGCACAAGACCCCCGAAGGGGTTTCGCCCAGTCAGGGCTCATCAGTTGTGCTTGCGTTGCAAGTAGGCGATGCGCTCTCGCAGGGCATCGATCTCAGCCCACAATCGGGCGCTGTATTCGGTTGAGATTCCCTCACCCCACAGTTTCAAAGTTTCGTGGCAATCCTCGATTGCACGGCGGCAAGCGTTGATTGGGTAGCCTTTGGCTCTGTTCGCATAGATAAGGCGGTAGGTGCTGTATTCCATGATCAGACTCCCAAGTCGGCAAAGGTGATGCCAGCAGGGGCGTCATCCAGATCAACAATGCCACGCTCTACCCAAGCTTTGAATGCATCCTGTTTGGTCTCATGCATCCAGTGGCCGTGCCAGTTGAACCAATAGTTGAAGTGGTGAATCGCACGTTGTGCTTTGCTCATAACGGGTCTCCAGTGTGTGCGGGATTGCACTCCAAAGCCCAAAGGGCTTCAGGCTGAAATCAGGCGTAGGACTCGGCAACCATCAGACGGGCAACCAAGAGGGTGTCTTCCTTGGACAACAGCATGGATGCGAAGGGGTGCTTGCGGTCATAGGCCAGCACTGCGAGGGCGTTGGCATCGGTGGGGTTTGCACGGTATCGGTCGATGAGTTTTTGCATGGGGTCTCTCCAGTAGTGCGGGATTGCACTGCAATGCACACAGCGTGTGCATCACGGTGGAATCTCATGGGGGATTTTTTATCTACCGTCACGGTGGACAGGTACAGGGCTTGAACCCTGTCTGACTTGCTCCCTTGTGGGCATCGCCTCAGACCAACCGTATAGTGGGCTGTTCACTTGCCACATAACCCTGTGGCGGGGGACGCTGTCCGGGGACAGAGTCTGGTGAGATCACCAGCACTATTGCTAGTGCATGGCTGAATCATATCACTAGCGTTTAAACAGGGTCAATACATACCCGAGCAAACCGTAGGGTTATTAGTCCGAGGGCCAGTGATGGGTACTCCAGATCAGTAGGTGATACAGGAAATCAAGCGCTCTTATTAGTGGGATACAACGCCGCAGATCAGAGGGTCTACAAGCCCCGGAAGGGGCATCAGGCGGGGTAAGTATGGGTAAGGTGTTTACACCGCCAGCAATCACGGTGTGCAATGAAAAAGTTAACAGAAGTTATCCACAGGCCAAAGACGGTTATCCACAGGAGGTTGTGGATAAGTCAGGTTATCAACAGGGGGTTGTGGATTGCGTGGATAAGTCCATGAGTACTTATTCATTGCACCCATTGTTTAAACAGACGGTCTGCGATGGGGTGAGGGGATGGGCACTTGGACAGGTGATCGGGGCTCTGGTAGCATCCGGCGACAGAACGGTGCTGTGCAAAAGCACAGGCTGGATGAAACCACAGGAGCGAAACCATGAGCGAAACACAAAGACCCGGGCGGGCCACGAAAGATGAACTGCTTGCCGCATTGGAGGCGGCGCACTTGCCAGATGACGAAGGCCATGATGAAGGCCCGGAACTGAGCGAAGCGGAACGGTTGGCCGCCCACGCAGAACCTCCACCTCTAAGAGTAGATGGAAGACCAAAGGGATTGGAAGAGTACAAGAGAGTGAATCCTCTCACGCCATCAGCAATGGAATTCGCAAAGGGCATGATCATTGGGAAAACAATGCGTCAAGCCTACAGAGATGCATACCCAAACGCCAAGGGCAGTGATCAAGTGATCACCTCAGCGGCCTACAGACTGAGCCGTGATGAACGGATACAGAAGGTGTTGCAGGATGCATGGGGCGAGACGGTGGAAGTGCTGGCAGAAGACACGGCGGCAACGAAACGATACGTTCTCAAAGAGTTGTTGGCACTTACCAAAGGAGGCAAGCAGGAAGGCTCTCGTTTAAAAGCACTGGAACTGATGGGCAGAGCCGCTGGAATGTTCCAACAGACCACTGAAGCACCGACAGAGAAACCCACAGCAGAGCAGTTGCGCAAGGAACTCTCAGGGCATCTGAAGCTTCTGGACAACGTGAAGCCACTGAAGAAGAAGGCATAGCGTGTAAACGGGAGAGCCGTGCAGAGGACATCGGTCATCAGGGAGGGTGTGTAAACGGCTGGGAGTGGCGACCCCACCGGCCCCCGACCCCCCAAGCCTGTCAGCGCAGCCCCGCTCCCGTATACGCTCTAATCCACACATACCATCACATTCCCAGAGATACCCCCCATCATTTCCAAATGCCCACCCCCCGGGGGTATATATATTTTGTGTAAACACCTTGCGAACGTTCTGTTGTGCGTTTAAACTCTCGCCATGTTGAATGAAAAGCATCAATTGGTTTTGGACTTCATCCGGGCTTATATCAAGCTCCATGGTGTTGCGCCGTCGTATTCCGTGATTGCCCGGGGACTGGGATTGAAGAGTAAGTCCAACATCCACCGGGTTGTGCATCTCTTGAAGGATGAGGGATTGCTGGTGGTCAAGCCGTACCAGTTCAATTCGATCAAGCTCATTGACCGCAGTGTCAGAGGGGTCTCTTCTCTATGATGACTCGTCAGGAGGTGGAGAAGTACAGGGAGCTGATTCCGTTGGTGGATGATCTTGAGAGAGCCAAGATCATGATGCTTCTGGAGTACGACAGGATTGAGAAGTGCAAGGAGTCGTTCATTTACTTCGCCTCCCACATGTGGCCCGGGTTCATTTCCGGGAAGCACCACCAGATCATGGCCAACGCTTTTGAGCGTGTGGCCAAGGGGGAGTTGAAGAGACTCATCATCAACATGCCTCCTCGGCACACCAAGTCCGAGTTTGCTTCGTATCTGCTACCGGCATGGTTTCTCGGGAAGTACCCGGAGAAGAAGATCATCCAGACTGCTCACACCGCAGAACTGGCTGTTGGTTTTGGCCGCAAGGTGAGGAACTTGGTCTCCTCTGAGGCCTTCTCCAATGTGTTTGACACCAAACTCTCCTCTGACTCCAAGGCCGCAGGAAGGTGGAACACCCACAAGGGTGGTGATTACTTTGCGATTGGTGTTGGTGGTGCGGTAACGGGTAAGGGTGCTGATCTTTTGATCATTGACGACCCCCATTCGGAGCAAGAAGCCAAGCAGGGCAACCCCGCAGTCTTCGACAATGTGTATGAGTGGTACACATCAGGCCCTCGTCAGCGTCTGCAGCCGGGTGGGGCCATCATTATTGTGATGACGCGCTGGTCAAAGAGAGATTTGACTGGGCAGATTCTGAAAAACTCGGAAAAAGACGGTGTAAACGAGTGGGAAGTCATCGAATTCCCCGCAATTTTGCCGTCTGGAACCCCTTTGTGGCCCGGATTTTGGAAGAAAGAGGAGCTGGAGGCCATCAAGGCTGAGATTCCTGTCGCCAAATGGGAAGCGCAGTACCAACAGAACCCCACATCCGAGGGAAATGCGATCATCAAGCGTGATCACTGGCGGATTTGGGAGTCGGATCAGGCCCCGCAGTGCGATTACATCATCCAAAGCTGGGATACGGCCTTCGAGAAGTCCAACAGGGCCGACTACTCGGCCTGTACGACGTGGGGAATCTTCCAGCATCCCAATGCCAACGGGGAAATGAAGCCCAACATCATCTGTCTGGACGCAGTAAAGGCCCGGATGGAGTTCCCTGAGCTGAAACAAAAGGCGCTTGAGATGTACAAGGAGTGGGAGCCGGATACCCTGATTGTGGAAAAGAAGGCCGCTGGCGCTCCTTTGATCTATGAGCTTCGGCAGATGGGAATTCCGCTTTCGGAGTACACACCGGGCAAAGGAAGCGATAAGATTGCGCGTGTAAACGCAATCTCAGACCTTTTCGCCTCCGGAGTTGTTTGGTGCCCTGAAACAAGATGGGCAGATGAATTGATCGAAGAGTTGGCTGCTTTCCCAAACGGGGACCATGACGACCTTGTTGACTCATCGAGCCAAGCGCTTCTCAGATTCAGAAGAGGCGGGTTCATCTCGATAGATTCGGATGAGCCTGAAGAGAAGCGCTATTTCCGCCGCAGAAGCGGTGGGTTTTATTAAGGATTCGATATGGCAGCATCAGACATGGTCCCCGGCATTGGCGGAGCCCCTTTGGGCTTGGAAGACATTGCGCAGGACGAAACCCCCGCAATCGAGATCATGATTGACAACCCTGATGATGTCCAAATTGGCATCGACGGAATGATGATTGACCTGATGCCAGAAGAAACACCGGAGGAATTCGGTGCCAACTTGGCAGAGTTCATGGATGAGGGGGAGCTGGCAACGCTGGCCAATGACTTGATTGGAGAGTTCGAGGCAGACATCTCCAGTCGCAAGGACTGGGTTGAGATGTATGTCAAAGGCTTGGAAGTCTTGGGCATGCGGTATGAAGAGCGCACCGAACCTTGGGATGGCGCATGCGGTGTGTTCTCTACAGTCCTGACCGAGGCAGCAATCCGCTTCCAGTCCGAGACCATCATCGAGACATTCCCCGCCGCAGGTCCCGTAAAGACCGAGATCATCGGCGCAATCGACAAGCTCAAGGAAGAGGCTGCCGAGCGAGTTCGTGATGACATGAACTACAAGCTGACGGAGGAGATGCCTGAGTACCGACCCGAGCATGAGCGCATGCTGTACAACTTGGGCTTGGCCGGTGCCGCATTCAAGAAGGTCTACTTCGACCCAAGCATTGGCCGTCAGGTTTCCGTCTTCATCCCCGCAGAAGACTTAATCATTCCTTACGGCGCGTCAAGCTCCCGCACCGCAGAGCGTGTGACCCATGTGATGCGCAAGACCAAGAACGACATCAAGAAGCTGCAGGTTGCTGGCTTCTACCGCGATGTGGACTTGGGTGAGCCCCAGTCATTCTTCTCCGACATTGAGAAACGCAAGGCCGAGGATCAAGGCTTCTCGATGAGCGAGGACAGTCGCTATCAAGTGCTGGAGATGTGTGTTGACTACAACCTGCCCGGCTATGAAGACGAGGATGAGATCGCACTGCCTTATGTGATCACCATCGACCGCTCGACCGCAAAGGTTCTGGCCATCCGCCGCAACTGGAACGAAGACGACGAGTTAAAACTCAAGCGCCAGCACTTCGTGCAGTACACCTACGTGCCCGGTTTTGGTGTTTATGGTCTTGGCCTGATCCACATCATTGGCGGCTATGCCCGCGCCGGAACTTCTCTGATCCGCCAATTGGTGGACGCTGGCACGCTGAGCAACTTGCCCGGTGGCTTGAAGTCCCGTGGTCTGCGCATCAAAGGCGACGACACCCCAATCCAGCCCGGTGAGTTCCGTGACGTGGATGTGCCAAGTGGCTCTGTGCGCGACAACATCATGCCGCTGCCGTACAAGGAGCCTTCACAGGTTCTGATGTCCCTGCTGACGCAGATCACCGAAGAGGCTCGCCGTCTAGGTTCTGTGGCCGACATGAAGGTCAGCGACATGAGCGCCAACGCGCCGGTCGGCACCACACTGGCCATCCTTGAGCGCCAACTCAAGACGATGTCTGCTGTGCAGGCCCGTGTGCATTATTCAATGAAAGAGGAGTTTAAACTTCTCAAAGCCATCATCCGCGACAACACCCCGGGCGAGTACGAGTACATCCCGGTCGAGGGCAATGCGAAGGCCAAGCGTGCTGACTACGACATGGTGGAAGTCATCCCCGTGTCGGACCCCAACAGCGCGACCATGGCCCAGCGGATCATGCAGTACCAAGCTGCGATCCAGTTGGCTCAGGGCGCTCCTCAGATTTACGACTTGCCGCAGTTGCACCGCCAGATGCTGGAGGTCTTGGGCATCAAGAATGCCGACAAGCTCGTGCCGATTGAAGATGACATGAAGCCACGCGACCCCGTCAGCGAGAACATGGCCTTCCTGACCGGTAAACCCACCAAGGCCTTTATCTATCAGGACCACGACGCGCACATCGCCGTCCACTCCTCGATGATGCAAGACCCCATGGTCATGGGCCAGATGGGTCAAAACCCCATGGCTCAGCAGATGCAAGCGGCCATCATGGCTCACATTGCCGAGCACGTTGCGTTCCAGTACCGTGCGCAAATCCAAGAGCGCCTCGGCGCAACCTTGCCAGCACCCAACGCAGAGTTGCCAGAGCAGGTTGAGGTTCAGTTGGCCAAGCTGGTGGCCCAAGCGGCTCAGCAGCTCACCCAGATTCACCAAGGTGAAGCAGCTCAGAAGCAAGCCCAGCAACAACAGCAAGACCCCATCGTGCAGATGCAGCAGCAAGAGTTGCAGATCAAGATGCAGGAAGCTCAGATCAAGGCCCAGAAGGTGCAAGGCGATCTGGCTATCAAGCAGGCAGAACTGCAAATGAAGATGCAACAGGCAAGCCAAGGCTCCAACCCTCAGCTCGAGGCAGAGCAGGCCATGATGGAAATGCAAATCCAGCAGCAAGAGCATGCCATGAAGATGCAGCAAGAGCAGGAAAAGCACCAAATGAAGATGATCCAAGAGCGTGACAAAGCCATGCTCAAGGCCATGCAACCACAAAATCCGGCTGCGTAAACGCCGGGCAGTAAAGGAGAAAGATGGACGAAAAGGTTCTGCAGCACCTCAACAATAAGCTTGAGGAGCGCGTCGTATCTCTTATCGAATTTATGGCGGACGGAGGATGCAAGTCCTACGACCACTATAAAGAATTGTGCGGACATATCCGAGGTCTCCGGGCCGCACAATCAGAGTCCGGTGACCTCGTGCGAAAACTGAAAGAGTATGACAATGACGACTAACTTCGATGTTCAGGCGGTTGATCTGTCTGGCCTTCTCAACAAACCAGTTGAGGACAAGGCCAAGCAGGTTCCTGATCCCGCCACTTACCATCTGCTTTGTATGCTTCCCGAGGCACAAGAAGAGTATGAGGGCGGCTTGCTAAAAGCTGGCCAGACCATGCACTTTGAAGAGCTTCTGTCTCCAGTCCTTTTCGTGGCCAAGATGGGCCCCGATGCGTTCAAGGACGAAAAGCGTTTCCCAAGCGGCCCAAGCTGCAAGGTCGGCGACTTTGTAATCGTGCGCCCCAACACCGGCACCCGGATGAAAATCCACGGCACCGAGTGGCGGATCATCAACGATGACTCTGTCGAGGCGGTTGTGCAAGACCCTCGCGGCATCCAGCGCGTTTAAGGAGTCATCATGGCTGATTTTGAAAAAACTGAATTTGAGTTTCCCGACGAAGCCGCAGAAAACCCCCGCAAGGGCGGCGCAGTGGTTGAACAGGAAACTGACATTGAAGTCGTAGATGACACGCCCGTTGCGGATCAAAACCGCAAGCCTATGGCCGAGCCGCCAAAGGATGTGACTGACGAAGAGCTGGCCAAGTACGACGAGAGCGTCCAAAAGCGCATCAAGCACTTTAGCAAGGGCTACCACGAGGAGCGCCGGGCAAAAGAGTCTGCTCTGCGGGAACGTGAAGAAGCTCTCCGACTGGCGCAGGCTATTGTTGAAGAGAACAAAAAGCTCAAAGGCTCCCTGAGCGTTAACCAGAACGCGCTTTTGGAGCAAGCCAAGCGAAGTGTTTCGGGCGAGGTTGAAGAGGCCAAGCGCAAATACAAGCAGGCATACGAGTCTGGCGACTCCGATGCATTGGTTGCAGCCCAAGAAGAGCTGACAACTGCACGTATCAAAGCCGACAAAATTAACAATTTCAAACCTGTTCCTTTACAGGAAGAAAGAAATGAGGTACAACAGCCTCAACGAACTTACCAAGAGCCACCTGTTGATCCAAAACTGCTCTCGTGGAAAGACGAGAACGAATGGTTTGGCTCCAACAAGCGAATGACGGCTTACGCTCTTGGCCTTCATGAGGACTTGGTAAGTGAGGGTATCCCGGCTGGCACTGACGAGTACTATCGACGTCTCGACAATGACATTCGGGCACGTTTCCCAGATCAGTTTGAGTCAGGGAAGCCGATGGATGCGTCCACTCCATCGCGAGCATCAAACGTTGTCGCACCGGCAACGAGGAGTACTGCGCCCCGAAAGGTCGTACTTACCAAATCGCAGGTCGAAATCGCCAAGCGGCTAGGTGTTCCTTTGGAACTCTATGCTCGTAAGGTTGCGGAAGAAATGAGGAAATGAAAATGGCTGAACAAAATCGTGAAAAGCGTGCTCTCGACACCCGTGAAGCTTCTGCTCGCCCTGCGAAGTGGATGCCTCCCCAGCTTCTGCCCGATCCGATACCGGAAGAGGGTTATGCGTTTCGCTGGATTCGTGTTAGCACATTGAACGCTGCTGATCCGCTCAACGTTTCGTCAAAACTCCGCGAGGGATGGGAACCTGTAAAGGCGTCTGATCACCCTG